GGTTCTAAGGGTAAAAATGCTTCACTATTTTCTCTTAAATACTCTGTTCCTTCAGTAACAGCTTTCATTATTTCCCAACCTTTCATCATATCGAGGACAGCCCTCGTGCGAGTAAAAGGACTGTCTATATCTCCGATAGTTGTGGAGGTTTGTACCTTTGTTCTATAGTCTCCAGGAATTGAATAAGTCATTAATTAGCACCTCCATCTTTTTAATGCTAACGCTTTTCTGGTTGGTCGGCCTTTACTATCTTTCATTGGACCTTTAACTCCTTTCATACGAGCACAAAAGGATTTTCTTCTAGCTGCTCTTTTTCCTGTTGGATTCTTTTCAGTAACAGGTGCTTGTAAATTGCTTCCAGTGGCACGATTATATTTGGCTCTTCCTTTCGCAGTCAGTCCTCCCCTTTTAGACTTTTCGCCTCTACCTACAGATAAACTGACTCCTTTACGTTTAGCCATTATTTTCCTTTTTTCCTCATAGCTATTTTATGAGCTTCCATAAATGTTTTACCCTTTAACATCTCTTCTTTCATTATTGTCATGTGTTTTGCAGTATGAGTACCTTTCTTTTTATGGTTTGCTAAAGCAGTTTTTTGCCTAGCTGTAAGTTCTTTCTTAACTTTCATTTCTTTTTCCTCTTTTTCTTAGACCGTAACTTTTTAAGATCCGCAGCAGTGATCTTATCTCTGGGTGGAGCAACCGCAGCTAATTTGCGTTGTTTACCTGAGTAAGAACCTTTTGGCATTAGATAGAGTTGGTGATAGCACCAGAAGTTATAAAACTAACGCTAACTGTTTCTAAATCACCTGTTACCGCAGATAGGGTTGTTCCTGTAACAATTCCATTAAAAGTTACTTTTTTTGTTCCAGAAGTATCTAAAAATAATTCAAACTGTGCATCACCAGCATCTTCTGCTGTTAAAACATCATCAACAAGATTTTCAGTTTCAGTACCATTAGATGATGTATATAAAAAATCAATAGTGCCAGATCCAGAAATTAATCCGCCAACAAATGATCTTGATGTTGCTCCATGTGCAGTTACATCTAGTGTGTCTTTTGTTGTATCTAAACTCCAACCAGTAGTAGATACGATTGCTTCAGTAGTTCCAGAAGAGTTCTTAAATTTAACAGAACCTTCTTCTCCACGAAAAAATGCCATGATCCAAAGAAAAAAGAGTATTTATAAATAGTTTAACTTGTTGTCGACTTTTTTACAGTACCTTTTTTGAGTTTTCTTTGATATTGTTCACATCTAGGGTCCCAGAGTGCTGGATTTCGCTTTCCTTTGACTTTTTCTATGATGTCGAGCATCTCATCTGTAATTTCAATCATTTTTTGCTCCTTTTGGTGGATTTTTTGCGTCTATGTTGATACTTTATCTTAGCACTACCAGTTTTTTCACGCTTAAATCTTGCTTTTTCGGCTGGTGACATCTCTTTTGTTGTCTTAGGTGTCTTACTTGATACACGTTTACTGGGTCGGCAAGCTGGATAGCCTCTTTTTTCGCCTTTTTGACGGCCACAAGGTTTGCCAGTTTTGACATCAACCCATTTTTCTTTGAACCAACGGGTTAATCCACCGCTACTTCTTGCCACGTTTTTTCTCCACTCGGTAAGTGCCACCACGTTTTTTGTACTCTCGTACAAGCCACGCATTAGCATAAGCACTTGGGTAAACCTTAAATTTACGCTTTGCTTCTGCTTTTACCCTAGAGTATAACGCTTTATTTACAGGAACATTCGCCACGCTTTTTACCTCCTTTCTTCTTTTTCTTCTTCTTTTTCATCCCAGTGTGATAAGGCATAGTAAGAATTAGGTATCTTAATATATTCTAAACGAAGTTTGGCCTAATGTCTCTGGCTTGGCAAGGTTAAATTGCTGCAAACAAAGATAACCAAAAGCATCAAAAGCGTGATCTACACCCAGATTCTTATTTGGTAGCCCTGTATTTGGTGCATAAGTTAAAGTTCGTAGTGCTTTTATCAATTCTTTACAACGTGGGTGGATAAATGTTCTTCGATCTCCATTTGCATCATACAAAGCAGTATTAACAGCAGTAATCTTATCTCTTATTTTCCACGGACTTTTAGGACTCATAACAGTAAATCCACTTCTTCTTAAAATATTATGGTCTGTAACTCCTACTCCACTTGTTTTTCGGGCACTACCAGTTGGGTCAGGACAAGCAATTACTCTTCTATCGACCCCATATCGCCTTACAACTTCCTCCGCAAAATCCCATGTTGTTGCTCCACCCGTCAACATAATCTCATCAAATACATAAAGATTATTATTATGCTTAACAGCACAAATTCCTGCCATGGGGTCAACGTTAAAATCTAATCCCATAATTAATGGCAACATATGTAGATCTTGTACTTCGCTACTGATATTTTCATCGCCAAAACTAACAGCCACCAATCCCGTAAGATTCTCAAAACTTGCCTCAAATTCTTGCTTGAATGTTCTTCTGTCTAATTGGGCTTTCGCAGCCTCGACTTCCTCTGCTGGAACATTTCCCCCGTCTATCGTGGTAAAACTCCACCTTTTCCAATCTCCCGTAGAATCTTCTGGAACGTAGCACCATAAATCGTAAAACCAACTTGCCGTGCCATCAGGTGTTGAAATAAATAGTGCCCACCCCTGTTTATCTGCTAGTGCTGGTCGAATAACCTGGAACCAGACGTCAGAATCCATAAATGCTGCCTCATCAAGTACAACACCAGCTAAACTTCGACCTCTCAACGTGGTTGCGTTTTCTGTTCCTTTTAATTCAATAAGTGAACCGTTTATCAATTCAATCTTTAAATCAGTTTCGTTTTTTGACTGAATCCACTCTCTTGGTACGAGTTTTTTTAATTCTTTCCAGGCAATGTCTTTTGCCATTCGATATGTAGGAGCACAGTAAAAATATGTCTCGCCTGGGCGTTTGATCGCAGCATTTACAAGTTCAATACATGATAAATATGATTTTCCAAATCTTCTGCCGGCCACCAGTACCCTAAATCTGTTTTTTGCATTGAATACCTCCCCCTGGGCCCAACGCAATGTTAAGTTTTCTCTTGTTTTTACACTCATGTAGTACAAAATAACCCTAATTTTAATTTATTTTGTAGTTTTTATCGACTAATTTGCTATTTTAGGGTTATTATTCAATTAATAACATAAGTTTCAGTCCGTGACAGAA